GGCGGGGCTGAGGCAGTAGCTCCTGAGGTCCCAGCTCCTGGAGGTGAAGCCGCTCCAGCTGAGGCTCCAGCTGGAGCCGCTCCAGCCGCTGGAACTACACCACCGGCGGCACCTTGACATAAATACGAGGTATCCCCCACATTGGAGAAACACATGGACATGAATCGCCTCCGCGAACTAGCTGGCGTACAGCTCACTGAAGGCAACGGCGTGCTTGGCGTTCCTGAGCAGCCCAACCTCACGCACAAGACCGGCACCGGCAAAACAGCCACCACTGGCTCCGCTGGTGAGCACCCTTCTGCCGTGGTTGGAATCCCACAGCCCAACCTCACGCACAAGACCGGCACTGGCAAGAATGCCACCACTGGCTCAGCTGGCTCAGCGCCTGCTGCGGTTGTCGGAATCCCACAGCCCAACCTGAAGCCCGTTGGTACCGGAAAGAAGGCCACGACCGGGCTGCGCGAGGAAGCTGAGATCATCGCTCAGGACATCGCTGACCGCGTCACCAAGCTGGCCAAGATGGTCGACGAGGGAGCTGGCGTCAACCTTGATCAGTACCGCCGCTCCGCGCTGCAGAAGATCCAGGAGTTCGTCAACAGGTTCGTTGACTAAGGAGCCCCCATGCAGCTGCTAACTGAGCACCTCACTCCGTCGCAGGCGCACCTCTCTGAGATGCGCCGGAACGGGGACCTCTATCTCAAGGGCATCATGATGCAGGCGGCGTTGAAGAACGGCAACGGCCGCATCTACCCGCTTGACGAGATCTCGAAGGCCGTCCAAGAGGCGCAGAAGCGCATCAAGGACGGCTTCAGCATCATGGGTGAGCTCAATCACCCGGATACCCTCAGCATCAACCTCGATCGCGTGTCACATGCCATCACCGAGGTGGGCATGGATGGCAACAACGCCATCGGCAAGCTCAAGCTGGTCAACACGCCGTGCGGTAACATCGCCAAGGCCCTCATCGAGGGCGGCATTCGTCTAGGTGTCTCGTCCCGCGGCACGGGCAACGTTGCTGAATCAGGCGACGTCTCTGACTTCGCCTTCGTAACGGTGGACATCGTCTCACAGCCGTCAGCGCCAGACGCCTACCCTAACCCGATGACGGAGGCGCTGGAGAGCAAGAAGATCATGACGCTAGCTGAGGCAGTCGTACATGACAAGAAGGCACAGACCTACTTCAAGAGCGAGATCGCCAAGCTCATCGAGGCCATCACAAAAGGCACCTCTCGGAAGTGAGCTAGATTGGGTGAAAATCTCACCCCTGGGCGCTGTAAATACATCTCCCGCAACTTAGAAAAGGAGGTCATACGTGGACCACAAGGAACAACTGAAGGCAATGCTCCAGGACATCATCAACGGAAAAGAAGAGCAGGCATCGGTGACGATGCATGACTACTTCGTTGCCAAGACCCGTGATGTCGCTGGCCTCGCTGCTGAAGCTGCTGAGCCAGACGCCGTCGAGGCAGAAGCTGCAGAAGCGGAATGAGCCTCTCCGGAGGTCAAAGTGCCGTGAAAATCACCCGGTTTTCGCGGCTTTTCGTGACTCCTGTGTAAATAGGACCACGCGTGAAAGATTTCCACTACGTGGAAATCTAGAACCGACAGCGCAAGCTGTGATACGTTAACCACAAGGAGAACGCAATGGACGAGATTCTGAATAAGCTGCTCCAGTCCGAGCTTCTCAGCGAAGAAACCAAAGCCGAGATCTCCCAGCAATGGGCGGCTTCAGTTGAAACCTTCAAGACCACGGTCCGTGAAGAAGTTTCGATGGAAGTGCGCAGTGAGCTGGCAGAGCAATGGATTTCGGAGCGCGATGAGCTGATCGGCAAGGTAGACACCTTCGTCGCTGAAGCTCTCACCAAGGAGCTCACCGAGCTCAAGGGTGATATCGAGCGCTTCCGTGACCTCGAGGCCGAGCACGCTGAAAAGCTCGTTGAAGAGAAGCACAAGCTGGCCGAGGAAGTTGCCGCCGAGCTCGACCAGCTGGTCGACAAGATCGACGCCTTCTTCGAGATGCGCCTAACCGCCGAGATCGATGAGCTCAAGGAAGACCTTGAGATCGTCAAGCAGAACGAATTCGGCCGCCGCATGTTCGAGGCCTTTGCCACCGAGTACGCCAAGCACTACGTCGACGAGGACGCCGTCCAGTCGAAGCTGAGCGTCACCGAGCAGAAGCTGACCGACGCCGAGAAGCGCCTGGCCGACAGCGAGGAGAAGATCAACCAGATGGTCCGCGAGGCCAAGATGGATCAGATCCTGTCACCGCTGACGGGCAAGAAGCGCGAGCAGATGGCGATGGTTCTCAAGAACGTCGACACCTCCCGCCTCGAGGAGTCCTACAAGTTCTTCATCGGCCGCATCATGAAGGAAGGCGATGAGCCGACCCCTAAGGCGCTGACTGAAGCCAAGGCTCCCGACAACAAGACAACCGTCGTGACGGGCGAAGACCCAACCGCCGGTACCCAGCAAAAGGCTGGTCAGATTTCTGAAGATCTGGCTCACCTGAAGCGCCTCGCAGGTATCAAGTAATCTGCCAAACTTCCCCACAAGGAGAAAACCATGCAACTCATTGAAAACTGGCAAGAAACCAAAGAGGCTCTTCTCGAAGGCCTTCAGGGATCCAAGAAGCAGGTCGTCGGCACTCTTCTGGAGAACCAGAAGCAGTACATGACGCTGGCTGAAAATGCCACCGGCACGTCCACCAACATGGGCGCCATCAGCAACTTCCAGAAGATCGTCATCCCGATGATTCGACGGATCCTACCTGGCACCATCTCGTCTGACCTCGTTGGCGTTCAGCCAATGACCGGTCCAGTCGGCCTGGTGTACTCGCTGCGCTTCGCGTTCTCGGAAACCGTTACCGGTGATACCAAGGACTTCGGCAGCACCACGACTCCAACTGACGGTACGATGACCATCACTGAAGGTGATGAGGTCTTTGCCAATAACGGCAAGATGAAGCGCTACTACTCGAGCGCCTCAACCGACGCGGGCTTCCCGCTCTACCCGCCAGTCGCTGACTACAATGCGTCGCCTCCAGGCTCAGACGGTAACCGCACCAACGAACCACGGACCCCGGATGACTCGATTCCGTCGACCGCCCTGGACAACCGCACCGGCTCGTATGAAGGTTTCGGTGGTCGTCAGATGCGTCTCGCCGTTCTGAAGCAGACCATCACCGCTGGCTCGCGCAAGCTGCAGGCCCGTTGGACGATGGAAGCGGCTCAGGACCTGAACTCGCAGCACGGCCTGGACCTCGAAAGCGAAATGACCGCCGCCCTGTCGGCGCAGATCGCCCACGAGATCGACAACGAGATCTTCAGCGACCTGATGGAACTCGCCAACACGGTCTACACGTACGACTTCGCGACCGTCGGTACCGGTATGTTCCCGAACTACCTTGGCGACAAGTACGCCTCGCTCGGCATCCTGATCAACCGCGCAGCTAACGAGATCGGCGCCAAGACCCGTCGCGGCGCAGGCAACTGGCTCGTAGGTGGTCACCTGATCGTCTCGATGCTCCAGAGCGCCAGCAAGTCGGTGTTCGCACCGGCTGTCAGCGGCACGTTTGCTGACCCAATCGGCAACCGCCTCGTCGGCACGCTGAATGGCTCGATCAAGGTGTACACCTACAACTGGGGCCTGGATGACCACTGGTCGCTCACCTCTCCAGCTGTGGCTCCTGGCCGCAACGCCGAGAGCGCCAATGGCGAGAACATCCTCCTTGGCTTCAAGGGCGGTTCCTCGGAACTCGACTCGGGCTACTTCTACTGCCCGTACATCCCTCTGATGAGCACCGGCGTTGTTGTAGACGCGAACACGTTCATGCCAGCGGTCAGCCTCATGACCCGCTACGGCAAGGCAACGTTCACGAACAACACCACGTCGCTCGGCAATTCGGCCGATTACTATGCGCGCATCTTGGTCAAGAACCTCGCGTTCACCTGAGATTTGCAGGTCGTAAGACCTGCTTATTCAGGATCGAAGGGAACCTACGGGTTCCCTTTTTCATGTCTGCTTCCATGTTACAATACAGCATGCCCAAGTTCAAGCAGCGATCGTGTATCATCTGCGCCAGAGAGATGTTTACCGCATCTCGCTCTGACACGTGTCTTGATTGTTACTGGAAAGATCGACGCGCGAAGAAGATTGAGGTTGAACGAAAGATGGTTCTTTCCATCTATGGCAATGTTGATGGTCCTTCTTTCAACCACCAGGGTCATCGCTGCTACAGCTTTGTTCATTCATGTGGGACGCAACAGACGTGGCGATTTAGCAACCTGCAAAAGCAGCTGAAGACCAAGCCGGATCCTTGTTCGAAATGTGGAGCCATTGAACGCATCAAGCCAGCTATGGCTGGCTACATTGCCAAGTTCAAGCTGTCAGAACGTGCTCGCACTGATCTACGCGCCTATACGCGGAAGGTGCGCGGTCTCTCCGAGAAGACGTATCGCGACAACATCGACATCATCAACCCTAATCGACACCCACGCATGCTAGGCAACCAAGGCTGGCACCTCGATCATGTGATTTCGATCGTGAAGTGCTTCAAGCGTGGCTGGGTGCCAGAGCAAGCGGCGGTGCTGGGAAACCTACAGCTGCTCCCGGCTGGTGAGAACCTGTCAAAGGGCAGATAAGCGTTACATTTCAGCTGTGTACATCTTGGTAGGTTGATGTATAATGGTCACATCAACAACCCCAAGGATTTCTCGTGAAACGACTTTTGATTCTGATTGTTCCTGCGTTTCTGGCCGCGTGCGCCAACACTGGTGTGGTCCCGATGGATCGTGGCGTGATGATGATCTCGAAAGACAGCGCAAAGGTCGGTGGTGGCATCTCGATGGCAGTACGCGCTGAGGTCTATCAGGAAGCCAATGCCCACTGCGCCAAGGCCGGACGCACGGCGGAAACTCTTGATTTGTTGATGCAGCCTGGCATGCCAGGTAGGCTCGGCAACGTCACACTGCAGTTTCGCTGTGTGATCAATCATGGTGAGGGACAAGCTGTTCGCCTACAACGAGAGGCTGATCTGGTCATCGAAACGCGCCAACGCTGATTCCACCATCTTTCCAAAGGGACCTGAAAAGGTCCCTTTGTTCTGCGTGGCCCATGGTACAATTGCCAGATGAGCAGACAAGAACCGCGCGTAGTCAGTCGCGCTGAGGTCACCGACCCAGCTGTACTGAGCCTTCTCTCCAAGCTAGAGACCCTTCGAGCTGAGCTGCGGATCGCTGAGCTTCGGGCAGCAGCGGTACAGAAGCGGCTCGACAAGCTGCAGGCGAAGCTGGTTGACAGGTGTGCTCACGAGAACGTCGACGAGACCAGCTGGTACTACAACGGCTCCTACGACGAGGTAGCCAGGACCTTCTACTCCCACACCTGCGTGACCTGTGGCCTCAAGCTGAAGGAGTGGGACAAGAGCCACAACCGCTATGGCTAGAACCCCAGCGATCATTGGGCAGGTCTATCAGCTGCCACCAGAACTGATCGCCACTGCGAGTAAGTTCGACAAGAATACCCTGGTTCTCGGAATGCCGCCGCAGTGGTTGCACGATCAGCTGTACGAGGTAGCGGGCATTCCGTTTGAAACACCAGAGGACCGATATGCCGTTCTTGATCGCATCGTTTGCGACGAGTGGTATGACGATAAGGTCTGTACCTTCCTCGACAGAAACGGCAACGTTACCGAAAAGCGCTCCTATTCCCACAGCGTTACCTATCGCGAAGAGCTTGTGTGGGAAAAGCGACGTACAGCCGGAATCGACACATTCATTGCGAGCTGGGACTACGTCGATAACACCCACCGCGCGGTCATCTTTCAGGGAATTCTGAGCTACACTAGGATCCGCGCCCACCCAACTGCCTGGAGAGGTGGTTATTTTCTGGTGAACCAGGCACGGGCTGACTGCCAAGCGACCTGATAACAGGTTGATCAGTCTGCGCCTTGAGTTACAATTCTTCTACGCTCCACCAAGGAGCGACCATGTCTTTTGCTGACTTTGACTTCTCTGTAGAGGGTGACTGGGTTCTTGACATCGCTGAGATGCACGACAAGTTCGGCGTCAACGAGGTAGTCGAGCGCCTTACCCCTGCGCAGCTACGTGCGTACCTCAAGTTCCGCCTGGACATGTGCCAGGAGGAAGTGAACGAGGCTCGTGAGGCCTTTGAGAAAGGCGACGCTGAAGGCGTCGTCGACGCTCTCATCGACGGCATCGTCTTCGCCATTGGAACGCTCGACGCCTTCAACGTCGACGCCTATGAGGCGTGGGCCCGCGTACACGAGGCCAACATGGCCAAG